AAGATCAATATTTACAGAGTTTGATTTTGCCTTTTCAAGTTTTCTACGAATACTGTATTCTGTAGTAGGATTTGGTGGCAACGGTGTGCCATTAGCATCTACCCCCCAAGCATCGGATGGTAAGTTGTTTATATCAACTTCATCTGTAAGTTGATTGACATTACCAATAGTAATTGTTGCGAGTACAAAGTCTCCTCTAAGCAATTCAAATGTATCACCAACTTTCAAACTGGACTTATCTGGTTTGGATTTTAACTTGAATGTAGATCCATTGATAGATCCAATAATATATCTGGATGCAGTGTTATAGATCCATGAGTTGGAAAAAACTTCCTTATAAGTTTTATCACCAGTAATTGGATTTTCAACAATCTCACCAATATTTCTTACAGAAATTTCTTCATCTTTTTCAATTAGTGCTATATCACCTAGAGGTGTAAAATTGGAAAGAACTCCTGTGATACGAAGATCGATTCTATCTTCAATATCACCATTACCATATCCATAAACAGTCTGATCTGCACGTATCGCATCACCAGTGTTAATGGTATTTGTGATTCCAGTACACCCAAAGAATTGTGTAACACTCTTGGAAGTATAATCAAAAGTATTATTACCAGATGATCCAATAGAAACTACAGTTCCAGTATTACCAAATCCTACTGTAGAATCTACTGTAACAACGCTAGAACCGCTGTTAACACGTTCAATTGCCTTGGACCTACCTGGAATACCAAATAACCCCTCAATCAGGTCTCTCTCACTATATCCAACAAATAGACCAACCCTATAAAATGTCTTATTATCTCTAGTAAAGATCTCAACATCAGAAACTGATGCATTAGTTGTGGGATCATCAGATTTAAAAATTGTTTGCCCTTCAAGTGCAAATGGATTACCAGAGATTGCCTCTACAACAAGAACTTCTCTTCTAATATAATCTGCAGATGATGGTTTAATAAGACGAGTTTCAAGATCTAAAACTTGTGCATACTCGCCATATAAAACCTTGAACAGAATTCTAATTGATTCTGCAATACCTTTTGATTGGTAGAAGTTTCTAGCATGTTTAATGAAGTTGCCAACATCAAGATCATCAACAAACTTCTGATCCTCTAATCCTGGAGTAAATGTTCTCTTGAGTTTCTTGTAGAACTCTTGTAAGAAGAGAACACTCAGGTTTGTTACTTTATCGTTTGCTTTATGAGAATCAGCAGAAGAGGTTGAGAAAACAACATTCTGCCTATTGGTATCTGTAAAGAAACTGGTGATACCTACGTTGTACCCAGTAACGCCACTGAAACCACGAACACATCCAGTAAGCTTACCACGCCCAGAACTAGTAGATGTAATACCAGTGTATGTAATAATCTCGTCGTTAATCTTAAGGAGACCATATTCATCAGGAAAACTCTTGACTGAATTTATCTCAATTTCAGTTGCAGAGGAATCGAAATCAGAATAAACAGAAGTTTCTCCTACAACTGTTTCTGGCACCAGGTTATCAACCTTGATATAGCGATCAAGATTATCGACAAGGTCTACATTGCCACCTTGCTTTTCAAGCGAAAGATAATATTGCTTGAAAAATTCAACTGCCTTTGGAAAGTCTGCAACTAAGAATTCTGGAAGTTGGCTCTCAATAATTTTATTGAGTTGCACTCTCTTCTCAAAATGCGACATATTTTATTTCCTCTCTAAATCTCCGTTGGAATAACTTGAAGTATAGTAATCTCTTGTGAAAGAAACGCCAGAAATATCTTCACCAGATGCGATGACATCTTTAACCATATTTATTGTACTATCTGAAACATTAAAACTCAGATAAAGATCTTTTAGACCAACAACATCATTAGATTCTGGGAATGCTTGAATCTCAATTATGTCGTTATCTGCAACTGTAGATGTGATATTAATTGTATTAACAAGGATCTCCCCTTTCATATAATCAACCGTTCCTACGCCCTTCACAGCAACTTGAAGATTATTCTGCTCTGTTCTCTTGATCGCTGCCAGAACACCCTTTCCACTGCCATCTAGGGTACCGTCAGCGTTCTTATTGGGTACGTCAGTAAAGTAGATCGTATCATTAGATCCAGCGATTGTGAATCCAGTGCTCTTAATATTATATCCACCAGGATTGATGTGGAACATATTACCAAAACAGAGTTCATATTGTGCAAACTGGTTCGTAAGAACCTTCATGTCTCTTCTAATTCTAACTTTGGTGATGTTAGAAGTGATTGCACTATCAACTCTATCAATTAATTGAAGAATCTTACTGTATTTGAATCGCCCACCAAAACGATTCATGTCAACGTCTCTAGAATATGTTGCTAATGCACTGGTAACATTAGTTTTAAGATCATCTACATTAGAAACCTGAGTGGTATTGAAGTAGATTGACGAATCAATCTCTACATATAGCACTTTGAGGTCAACAATCTTCTGGTTAATACCAGCAATAGCGTATTGTTTGAGTTTATTTAAAATATTTTGCTTATCAAAATCAGAAACATATGTTCCATTCTTCGGTTTGATGCTAATCTGCACCGTTCCAAACTGTGGAGGTGATAATTCTTCTCCACCAACCACTGCAACAGACTCAGTGCTGGGGTATACTTGCTGAATAATTGCCTCATAGTCCCTTGCTGTCACCGCTCTGTGCTGCGCTGCGTACAATCTAGGGGCAAAGTACTTAATTGATGAAACACCCTCTATATCACCGCCATTCATCGCCTTCTGAATGGTTGTAATAGGGATAGAATCAGTTGGAATGACTCTATTACCACTTTCATCAGTGAAATTTCCTTGAAAATCAAAAACAGAAGGTCCGTTTCCAGATTCACCATCAGTTACGATGTAAGAAATTGTAATAGTTGAGTTATTTTCTAACTTTTTACCAAAATATCCATCACCAAACAGGATTTCGTACCTTTCATCTTGAATTTCTTGAATTAAGAAGATTTCAGAGGTCTTATCCAGGTTTAAAATGTTATCAACCTTATGAAACTCTCTTCCTAAACCAGTTTCATTGGGTCCTTTTACGTTTACAACGATACTTGAGGCATCAATATTGGGATTATCAAGAATAAAACGTTGGTCAACGGAACCTACAACAATATATTGTCTTGTTAAGTAGGTCCCTTGACTAATTGTGACTGGTTTTGTAGCAGATCCAAACTGTGCAAACCCATTTTTAACAGGTGCAGAGATATCTTCGGGTACTGAGAAGCGATATGAGGTATTATCAAAGTTACCAACTGCAACCAAACCCGCTTTTAGTGTAATAAACTGACTTGTAGTGCTTGTTGGTACACTAAAAGTAACATGTGCCTTTGCAGAACTGCTAGATCGGGGTACATAACCGATATTTCTTGCCAAAGAAACCACATTTTCCCTAACTGTCGCTGCATCCAGGAAGGATTCATTAACAACTAGGTTAGCATTGAATGCATTAATGTAAGTATTATATGCAAGAGTATCGATTAGGACCGAAAAATTAGACCCTTCAAAGTCAAAATCCGTGAAATTTGAATTTGCACGGAGATATGACTTAATTTCGGTCTTAATTTGGTCGAAATCTAGGTTAGTAAACTGAGTAAAAGGCATGTTTTATCGCGTTGCCTCTAGTAAAAAAGAGAAAATTTGGGTATCTACATCTAATCCCCTAATGTCATACTTAATATCCACTTCAAATGTATTATCATCTGGAAATGGTTTTACATCAACGACCAGATTGGAAACTCTAGGTTCAAAAGCCAGAATACTATTCTCAATTTGATCCTTAATTTCAATAGAAGTTGGAATACTAACGTTTTCAAACAGCATTTTACGTATATTTGAACCCAAGTCAGGGTTAAATGGACGCTCTGTTAGAATTGTTTCCACTAAATTACGAACTGATCGTGTAATGGCACGCTCATTAATGATGACTGGTAAGTCTTTAGTAATAGGATGTGGATCAAAGGAGAAACTAATATCCTTAAATGCCCTAGATATCCTCTGCGATGCCATGTAGGGTTAGATTTCTATGAATTTATTTATACCCTTATTCTTGATTTTGCTCCTCTTCCGTCAATTCTTCTGGTGCATCACTAGTTTTACGTGGTTTGGTCCAGTAGTCTGTAATCAATGATGTGGTGCCCCACATTTGATACATGTAATTTACGTCACGATCTACGTGATACTTTGCCATTGGTGTTCTCTCGTTTAGGTAAACATCGGAACTTTTTGAGGGGTTACTATCCCTATCAGTATTTACTCCTCTAGGAGTTGAGGTTCATCGTCCTTATCAGTATTCTTATGATCTCCTGCTACTTCACGAAGTAACTTCTCATGTTGTTTAGCAGCAAGGTTATCCAAGAAATCAGAGGTAGGTTCTGTCATAGTTTTATACGAGCAAAAAGAAAGGGGTGTAAAACACCCCGCGTGTTGATCTTATTTACCTTGTCCGCGATACTTCTTTTTAGCATTATTGCGAGACGTAGCGGCATACTTAGTATTTTTCCCAAACCCCTGACGAGTCTTCTTGGGGGTAGATTCGATCATCTTCTCACCAGAGAGACCGACTTTAGAACGTGCCATAGTTAATTGTCTGTAGTAATTTTAGTTTCAAGTTCCGAGGGATTCGGAGTACCCTGAGCATAGAAATCCTCTGCCAGGTCCATCATTTTATCAAGGTATTCCTCTTGGGTCAAGCCCTCTGCAAGCACTTGACCTTTGTGAATGATAGTATACTTCTCCATCAGATAACGCGAGTTTTTTCGTGACCGACGCGGATACGAGGATCACACCAGATCTCAAATCCTGC